CGGATCTCGTAGCCCTCTGCGTCCCAGCGTTTTTTTCCGCAAACTTATGCGGAAACGACTCTCTGATACGTTTGTCAAGTTCATCATAGTACTCGTCCGAGCTCGGGTCAAATCCCTCAACTTGGATCAACTGACGATGAATTCCCCAAGCGGCGTGGGTCATGACGTTATCTCGCCCGTACCACTTGTTTCTCTCAGCCCATTCCTCGACGCGAGGATCGACCTGACGCGGCTGTTGCTGGACAGGCTGTTGAGCCGGCTGCTGGGCCGCCGCCTGTTGCTGCGCGGCCCACGCTGCTCGCTGCTGGTTGGCCTGATCGATCTGGTTCTGCTCGTACGTCAGAGACGCCAGGCGCTGCTGGGCCTCAGTCTCCGTATCCACGTCGCCCTCTTCACGAGCCTTGCGGATAATCTGCTTGAGCGCCACGACCTGCGTCTCAACGCGGCCCTTGGCCTCCGTCAAACGCTCTTCGTCACTCCTGAGATACTGCTGCTCAAGCTGCTGCGCACGAGATTGCACCTGCTTGGCATATTCCAAGGCCGCCTGCTCACGGCGCTGCGTCTCGCGCAGGCGCGCGGTCAGCTTGTCGATACGCTTCTTGACGTTATCGCTGTACTGGTCAAGCTCTTTCTCAGGGGCGGCAGACTCGGCTTTGGTCGGCTCAGACGTTTCTGGAACGACCTTCGCCTCGCCTGTCTCAGCCACCTCCACGGTGGCAGGAACTTCGTCCTCGCCAACGTTAAATTCTAGCTGTTCATTCATACGATCTCTCCGTTACCACATGTGAAGGACGTCTTCGGGATCGGCAACCTTGCCGAGCACCTCGTCGTCGTTGATCAGGCGAATCTCGCCACCGTCGATAGGAATACGCGCGCCGGCGTAACGGCCAAAGATGATCCAATCACCGACCGCGCACCACGGGCCGGTTGGGAACTTTGACTCGTCGTTGTAAGCAAGCGGACCTACCTTCAGGACGTAGCCGCACACCGTGCTGACCTGCTGCTTGCGCTGAGTCTCCTCGGCAAGCGCGATACCGCCCTTCGTCTTCTCCGCACCACGGTACGGAAGAATGGCGATACGCCAACCGGTTGGCGTTGGAATGCGGTCCAACACGGACTCGTCCAACTTCTCCGGCTTCAGGCCTTCGCTGGTATACGCATCTTCCAGAGTCGGAACTCTGGCGGCTTCCTCTTCCTGCCACTTCTTTTCCAAAGCGGTCAGCTCTTTGACTTTCGTGCTCATAAGTCTCCTGTCAGGTTAAAACCGGTCATCTGAGTGCTTCTTCAGCAAATCCCGCACGGAATCCTCGACCAGCTTTAACCCTTCGAGACGACCCATCATGAAGCGATAACGCTCCATGTCGGCAATGCTGCCGTTAAGGACGATGCTCTCAGAGCTCTCACGGAGCTTTCTGATTTCTTTCAGTACTGCTTCTGCAAATTCAAGCATGGTGGGGTTCCATGAAAAGCAAGGGGTTTTGCGCACCCCCTGAAGCGCTTCAACTTAATAAATCTTGACGGGCCGATTGCCGTCCTTCTTCTTCACGACCTTGGCAGGGCCCATCACGCCGCCCTTGCTCATGTTGCGCGACTTGCCGGCCTTCGAATACGCAATGGCTGCCGCCTGCTTGGTGGCCTGCTTCACGCTGCTAGGCTTGCTGGTGCCGATCTTGCCCTTCTTTTTGAAGGAGCTAACCATCTCACCGATGTTTGAGCTAATCGTCTTTTGGCTTGAGCCACGTTTGAGCGGCATATCAACCTCCTTGCCGTGCTGCCTGCAATTGCAGGCGTTCTCGATCGATCTGCGTTGACTGTTGCAGCTTCTGCTGCTCGAGTTGCAACTTCTGTTCGTTGAGTCGGATCTTCGCCTGATCGGCAGCAGCGCGCTGCTCGATCTCCTTCTCTTTGAGCGCGACCAACGGGTCTTCGCCACCGCCTGCGGTGCCAGCAATCTGGTCCTGCATCGTGCGAACTTCTTGCATGTACTGCGCAACCTTGATCGCGATCATGCCTTCCTTCTGGATGGCCGACACCATGCGATCCGGATCTGTTCCGTACATCTTGAATAGATCGGCCTCAACGTCTTCTTCGGCCTTCAAGCGTACGTGCTCAAGAATATGCTGCTGAAGCACCATCGCGGCCATCGGATTGCTTTGAAGGATCGGCGAGAGGCCCATCATCAAGTGCGTGGCGATGTGCGCATCGTGCTGCTGGCCGGCAAAGGCCTTGAGCTGCATGCCGTTCAACACCGAAGCGTTCTCGGTCGCAGGATCACGCGGCATCTGCGTGTGCTGCGGCAACAAGATGCCGTCAATGTCACGTACGTTGAGCGCCGCGTACACGCGGTAGTACGCCTCGTACATGTTGTGCATCTGCGGCGCGCCTTGGGCAAGCTGCAACTGCATCTGTGCGAGCTGAATACGCTGCGCGGTGCTGAAGATGTTGGGATCGGCAACCGGAAGCACCGACACCATCTTGTTGAAGTCAGCGCGCTTGATCTTACGGCTCGCCCCCGGCACTTCGTACGGGTACTCATCCGGCAGATACTCGCCAAAGCCCTCAAACAGCAGTCGGAACTCCATCGACTGCGCGTAGTGCAGTCGCTTGTGGATCGCCGACATGACCATCGAGCCACGCTCAAGCAATGCGAGCGTCGTTCCGACCTGCGCGTACTGGTTTCCGTCACCAACCTGCATGTCCGCAGTGCTGGAGAGGCGCTTACCGGCGTCTACCAAGAACCCAAGCAGCGCGAACAGCACTTGACTCGGCTCTTTGTACGGCAGCGGCAAGAGTGACGACGAAAGTTCCGCGCCACCGGCGTCAATGTCACGCCATTCGCCCGGCTGGATGGGGTCAGAATCGTCCGCGATTCGCGCGCCACGGGCTTTGAAGCCAGCAGGCAGGTTTGCGAGCGTGCCAGCGTCAATTAATTGACGAAGTGCGGTCGTTGCACCCTTGGAAAGGCCGCCGACCAAGTGCACAAAGCCCAAACCGTACGCGCCGGGACCTTCCACGAGCACGTAGTGCACGTAATAGTTGCGACGACGCTTGAGCGGATCGTCTTCCTTCCAGTTTCGGCGCACACCAACAACACGAAGCGTGTCATCGGCCAGCGTAACGACGTACGGGAGCTTAATTTTGGTCGGATTGCCACTCTCGTCCAGGTCTTCAAAGCCCGGAATGTCCAAATCGACCAACATTTCCAGCAAAAACACTTCGCCAGCGCTATCTGTCGGCTGAACACCGACCACTTTGTCGATCGCAGCCTGAATTTGGCTCGGATCAACAGGCGTCGGCTCCAAATCCACCGGCACATCAAGGTATTCGCCAGCCAAAACACGCTTGCGGAACTCGTTGGAGTCCATCGCAATGCGATGAGTAAGGCGCGGACACTGCGAAATGACACTCGACCCGTTGTACGGGATGTAAATGTCGTCGGCCAAGCACAGTTTGGACACCATTCGGCCCAACTGAGCGTCGTAATAGACCTTCTTGAACGTCGAACCACCGTATCCGGTGTAGTACAGGAGTTGATCGAACTCCGGTGTGTACTCTTCCATCACCGTGGTGATCTGGTAATTCATGAAATCCTGCACGCGCGAGGCCTGCTGGAACTTGTCCACGGTCTCTTTGCCCAGGATTTGCGTGCGGACAGGACCGCCAGCCGGCATCAGCTCACGGAAAGCCTGTGCCTGGAACTGAATGATCGCCTCTTGCAGCATCGGATGCGTCGCACCCGAGGCACCACGGAAGGGTTTCGTGCGCTCTTCCATGCGCAAGCCCAGCAGATCCAGCCCCTTGGCGTACATCTGCTCCCAATCCGAGCGCGATCCCTTGTCGGCCTCGAACATCGAGGCCACGTCGATCGAAATACGGGCCAAGGCTTCCGGCTCAAGGACCTCGGCCAGGTTCGCATAGAAGTCCACTTCCTGCGCTTCGGCCTCGCCAATCTCCACTACCGCGCTGCCATCGTCCTCAAGAACGATCTCAATGTCCGGGGCAGCCGCTTCCTCGTCCGCTACCACGATGATGTCGGTGGCAGGGGCTTGGTTAATAGCTTTATCAATTGGCATGTTGATATCCTAACTTGTTGTCGACGGAAGCGCTACTGCCTACTTGCGCTTCTTGCCTAGCTTCTTCGAGATGAATTCGCCGTGGTCCTTGCTCATGCTGCCGCCCTTGGCCTTCTTCACGGGCTCATCCAACTTGCCAACAAAGTTCAGGAATGGCAGACGGGAGCGGAGTTGGATCATCTCATAGGGCAGATCTTCCGTACGACGGATCGTACGATTCGCCTCCCTGTTACGAGCCAAGAATCCCTTACCGTCAAACATCAACTTGATGTCCGACAGCAACGCTGCCGAAAGGGGTAGGTCTTCTTTGCGCGCTACTCTCGCAGCAAAGTCATTCTTCTCGATCTTATCGATAATGTACGACTCCATGTCCTTCGGAGACACGCCGTACGCCATTGCCATTTGCTCTTCGTAGGGGAGCTTCTTGAAATCATCGCTATCATCCAACAGCGCTTCATACAAACCTTTAACGTTGGTTTGATACGCCGGCAGCGACGTCGATCCGTAGATTAGATCGTAGTAGCGATTTGGTATCTCGTCGTTAACCCGCTCGTGACGGAACTCATGCGACCACACCTTCGGGTTAGCACGAGTGCCTAATGCAAAGATACGCTTCTCGTCCGGCAGCGACTCGATCTGCTGGTTCAAGCCCCTACCCGCAACGCGGTTCATAAGGCTTTCTCGGACCTTCTCCGGAGCTGTCCCCTCGAAGTAGTTCATGCCGCCATAAGGAGAATACAGGTTTTGATCCGGCGCACCGATCAACGCAGACTTCGCAACCGTCTCCGGCGACACCAGATCCTTGAACTGATTACCAATCTTTGATCGGATCAAAGCCTCAAACTCCGGGGATCCCGGAGCACGGCCCTTGAGCTGTTCGTCGAGTTCCTCAAAGTAACGGCGGGTATTCTTTGGCATCAGCGCTTCTTCCCTTTGACTTCCCCGCCATCGGCAAACCGACGCGCGACTAACGGGCCAGCACGATCGAGCGTCGAACGGGTGAGGTTCTTGCGAGTGAGATTGCTCACGTCTTCCTTCTGGCCCTTCACCTGCTCCATCAACGCGGCGAGTTGTTCACTCGCTGACCCTTGGTCCGTGGACCCTGATCCTTTGCCAGCGGCTAACGACTCAAGGCTCATGCTCATCGCCTTACCGCGATCGGTCGCAGCAGACTTCGTAGTGGTGCGCTTCACGCTACGAGCGTTCGGCGACATGCGCACTTCGGTCTTCTCTTGCGCCGGCATGCTCGCGAGCAACCGCTCAAGCTCCGCCTTGGCAGAGTCGTCCTTGTCCGCTTCGCCACCTTCGGCAAAGCGCATCAGGCCACCGCCCGGTGCGAGAATCCGATTGCCCAAACGATCCGTGTAATAACCCAACCCCTGCACGCCGCCCAAAATAGTGGGCGAGAGGTTCGGGTTGTTGGCCAGCATCTGACCAACCATCGGACCCTTGTACGACTGCATCGGATTGATGTTCGAGGGCAACGTGCCAGGGAGCATGGCTCCAGGGACACTGCCAAAGAACTGCGGCTGCCCAGGCGTGTAGGTGATATCCGGCGCATTGGGAATTGTCACCGGCTTCGGCGGAGTACCTGTCGTCGGGGTGCCAGCGGTTACACCGGTCGTCGGAACGATCGGCGTGGTTCCCGTCCCAGTGCCACCGGTGTACCCGCCAAGGTCCACGCGGCCACGATTACCACCGAAGAGGTTCTCGTACGCCTTCATCAAATCCGACGGGACCGGAGTGATCTTGCCCGGCGGAGGAGGAGGAGGCGGGGGTGGAGTAACCGGAGGAGGTGGAGTAACTGGCGGCGGCGGAGTAACCGGCGTCGTCGGCTTCGGCTCGCACTTACCCGTGGCCGCATTGAAGGCCTGGCCTTCCGGGCAGCCCGTCGGCGTCGTGGTGATCGGCTCGCACTTGCCGGTGACGGTGCTGCGCACCGAACCTTCCGGGCAGCCACCCAGGTCGATCGGACGGCACTTACCCGTAGCCGGATCTTGCTCGTAGCCAGGGCCGCACTTCACCTCCGGGGGAGGCGGTGGGGGTGGCGCTCCAATCGGCACGCACTTGTTCAGTACTGTGCTGAACACCTGCCCCTCCGGACACTGGTTCGGGGGCGGAGGAGGAGGCGGTGGGGGTGGCGGAGGTGGGGGCGGTGGCGGAGGCACACACAGCCCGGACACCGGATCCTTGACCAAGCCCGGAGGACAATCCGTAGGCGGAGGTGGGGGCGGTGGCGGAGGAGGTGGTGGTGGGGGCGGAGGCGGCGGGATCGGCGGACACGCCTGATCTTCCGGAATGACCGATCCGTCCCAACAGGTCTTGGTCTTAACAGGCTGCGCCGGGCACTCTTGATCCTCCGGAATGACCGAACCATCCCAACAGGTCTTGGTCTTTTTCTCCGGAGGCGGCTCTTCCTTGTCGTCTTCCTTGCCGACTCGCACGCAACGACCGAGCTCGTAGTCGAACTCCATGTTCGGAGGACATTGACGCTCGGTCTCACCGGTCGGTACGCACCGGCCTTGATCGAAGTTGTATTCGCTGCCCGGAGGACAGGTCGGCTTCGCCGGCGTGGTCGTCTCAGGGTTTACGCAAATGCCACGGATCGGGTCGAACACCTCTCCGGCAGGACAGGTCTGATCGGCAATGGTGCCGACGTTCGGGATGCTCGTGAAGTCAAAGTTCTGATCGAAGAACGCCGGGTTCACCTTGCCATCCGGCAAGCGCATGTCGAAGAACGGATTGTTCGGATCGCCAGTGAAGTTGATCGCCGGCTTGTCCTGGTATCCCGCATCACGGAACTGCGCTGCGATGGCGTCGAGATCCGCTTGCGTTACGCCTTCAGGCAGCGTGAATGCAGGGGCTTGGCTAATCGGAGGAGCTTCGTTCAGGCCACGCTGCGGAGGCGGTGTGGTCGGCAAACTCGACATGTCGAAGTTCGGATCGAAGATCGGTGGACGCGTGGGCGATGGCCCTTGGACCGCGAGCAGTTCTTCCAGCGACGTCGGCATCGACATCTCCGGCCCAACCGGAATGGTCGCCGGAACAGCCTGCGTCTGCGCGAGCTCGGCCAACAGATCCGCAGCCGAGCGGTCAATAGCCGGTGTGTCCGCTGTCAGTTCGGCAACCGGAGTCTCTTCGGCAGGAGCAACGGGAGCGTCGAGCTCCTCTAGCATCTTCTTGCTTTTGCTCTTGCCCTGGAATGAACGTGGACTAGCCATCAAGGCCCCCTGAAGGGTGTATGCCTTGACATTCTAGGCTTCAATAGTATTCAGGGGCAAGCGCTCGATTTGACGGCTCTCCTACTTCGTCAGTCTGCAAGTTGACGAAATTGCCTTGACGGAAACGCATGATCGCCTGCGTCGTCGAGTCCACCATGTCGTCGTTATCGCCATTCGGAAACGCCGCGCACTCCTCGACAAGCTCTTCCGCCCAATCCGTATCCGGTGCCCACACGAGCCCCGCTTCAAACACCGGTGCTACCGAGTTCGCGCGACTGACCTTATCGGTACCAGACCTACGGCCACCCGGTGTGTACATCGTTACCGGAATGCCAAGCCGACGCAGCTCCTGCTGCAACGTCACACCGGTCGCCTTCGCCTCGATCAGCACGTTGTCGGGGTTCCAATGCTTGTACTCGTCTTTGGCAATGCGCTTGAGCTCCGGAAAGTCCCACCGCCCACGCTTGACGTCTAACAGGATGATATTGGGCCCTGAGTCTTGGTCCGGGTAAAACACACCCCAGGTCGTGATCACCGAGAAGTCGGCCGTCTCCTTTTTGCTGTAGGCGGTGTCATAGCTCTGGATGATGTAGTTCACGATCGGCGGTTCGTCGTACTGCCACACGCGCCACCACTCACGCTTAAGGATCGCACCCTCGTCGTTCGTCGGCTGCTGCTGGTACATGGCGTTCCACTTCTGTACCGACAACGACGCCTTGACCGCCTCCAACTCCTCCAGTTTCCAAAACTCCGGCCACAAGGGCTTGCCACTTGGCAGGATCGCCGGGAACTCAATGACCTCCCACCGATCCGCGCCGCGACTGGACTGTGCCTTCAACAACCGCGCCGTCAGGTCCTTGGTCCCCCAACGGGTCATCACGAGCACAATCGCACCGCCCGGCTGCAAACGAGTACGCGGACCGCCCTGGTACCAGTCCCACGCGTTCTCCAAAGCCAGATCCGACAGGGCGTCTTGCTCCGAATGCGGATCGTCAATAATCAAAATATCGGCACCACGTCCCGTCACCGCACCGCCGACACCGACCGCAAAGTAACTCCCGCCGTGGTTCGTGTCCCACCGGCCAGCCGCCTTGCTGTCCTGCTTCAACTGCACCTCGGGGAACAACTCCTTGTACCGGTCCGAGTCCATCAAATCACGCACTTTACGGCCGAATTTGACGGCTAACTCTGCGGTGTGGGTCGCTTCAAGGGCCTGGGTTCGCGGATCACGGCCCATGAGATACGCCGGAAGCAGGTACGAAGCGAACTCCGACTTCGTGTGACGAGGCGGCATGTTCACGATCAGGCGCTTCAAGGTCCCGTTGGCAATGCGATCGAACGCAGAAGCCATGCGCTTGTGGTGTTCACCAAGGATCGCGGACGGCCAGACGTAGCGCACGAAGTCGATGAAGTTAGAACGGGCCTTGTCTTGCGTCTCAAGGAGCATGAGCCGGTATTCCAGCTTGGCACGCTCGATTTCGATTTCCTGGGGGACCGCGCTCATAGGGTCAAATTGCTTTTCATATGCGCAAAATTTTTGCACGAGTTGACAAGTTGATCAACCGGGGCCCTTTTTTCTACCGGGGTGGGGGTGGTTCCACGTGGAACTAAAACTATTTTGCAGCACATCCAATGTGTGAAATCGGGCATTTGCCCCTGCCTTTACGAAGCCGGCCATTTTTTTGAGCCGCCACCCTCAAAGAATTCACCACCAGGGCGAGGAGAAACATACACGACCCGCGCGCCACGGCTCGCGGATCACGAACACCGAGCCACGGATCGAGGCCGATCGATCGCGCATCGAGGCCGACGCGCGCCAGCTGTCGGAGCACGCGCCACGGATCACGAACACCGACCATCGACGACGACAACAGATCACCGATCCGCGATCCGCGCGCCACGGATCGCGGATCACGCCCCGAGGATCGAGGATCCCGGATCACATACAAAGCAACACGAACCACGGAGCAGGGCGCGAGACCCTCGCGCCAAGCTTGACCGGAGACCAGCCCAGAAGGGCGAGCTCGAGACCGACGCTCCCGCTCGAGATCGCACATCACCAGGGCGAGCTCGAGATCACATACCAACTCGCTCCAACGAGACATACCTGGTCAACTCTCAACTCGACAACGAGCACCCGATCGCCCAAAAGAAAGGGCGCCACATGGGCGCCCTCTCCCGCTCGATGAGCTCGTGCTCGATCAGTCAGTCACCCACGGATCGTGCAGGTACACGCTCGCGCTCGATGGTGGTTCGATGCCTTCGCCCTCGAACCAGTCTGCGATCGTCTCGACGACGAGCTCCGGATCCTTCCATGCGAGCTCGCCGCTCGCGCCAGTGTTGTCGTCCTCGATGGCATTGATGAGCGCAGCAGCCTTCGACGGAGCATCGAGCACCCACTGGGTGAGTGTTCCCCGGATGTACGAATTGCGCGCCGCGCGCGTGATACGAGGCAGTGACTCGCCTGATGGCATCGAGCGCGACCGCGAGCTCGAAACGTACGGCTCCAGATCGTCGTCGTCCCACGTGTAGCCCGACCAGATGCGGCTCGACGTGTAGCGTGTGCTCACCGAGCGCGCGCCCACTCCGAACTTGTGAGCACTCCACGCATACGTGTTCGACAACCATGCACCACGGAACTCGACACCGGCCGCACGATTGATGATCACCGCCGACCCGCTCGCTGTCATCATCCCGAACTTGTTCGAGCTTCCGATCAGGCTACCGACGAACGACTGCCACGTGGGATCGAGCACGATTGACTCGTCAGCCTCGACGGCCGGCCGAATCACGTTTCTGATGAAGTGCCACGTGTCCGACTTTGATTTGTCCCACGCATTACCAGTCGAGAGAATCCCGTTATGTGCGAGCGCAACGCGAGACGTGACGCCGTACGGATGGCAATTCTCGAGATCGATATCGCCATGCGTCTGCATGCGCGCATGCCATACAGACTCGCGCCCCTCGATGTGCTCGCGATAAAAGGCGATGAACTGATCGACCGAGGCCGGCAGAGCCTTGACGACAACAAGCTGACCGCCGCTTGAATACATGACGCCAATCCCGTCTCGATTGCCCGAATAGACGTCCGCCAAGAACTCATCCGAGAACGTGGTGCTCGATGGCTGATGAACTAATAAACACATGATAAAAACCTCCAAGACCTGTTAGGCCGCCTCTGAATGTTGAAAGAGACCCGCCGTACGATCCGCGACATAGGCGCGCATGACGCGCGTCTCCGTTTCGAGATGGTTCGCACAGTAGGCCAAGAACGCATGAGCATTGAGCGCGCTCGATCCAGTCTCCGCACGCGCGCAGTATTCAAGAATCGCGTGCGAGAACTCGATGGCCGAGATCACAGCCTCGTATTTCAACGAACCGCGAAAGATACGAAACTCGATCGTCTCGCGTCCGGTTAGGTTGATCGCCTCGTACCGATCGGCCGAGAGATGAGCAGTCTCAACATCCTTTTCCACGACCTTGCAGAACGACGTGGAATACCGCCGGGCGATCGCAGTGATGAAAGCATCATTCCCCGGATCGTTCACGAACGTGACCGCGCGCGCGATCGTGAGATTCGAGAGCCCGGATCGACTCACGTGGACATGGAGGCCGCACGTCGTCGTTCGATGGCTGCGGAGGCCTCGAACCAGAGCAGGATCGCGCAGGAACGTGAACAGCTCACGATGAGCCGGCAAGCTCTGCGGATGGGTGATCATCTCGAACCCGCTCGACAGACTGCCGTCACGCTCGAAAAAAACATGGCGACCGAACATGCCGCCATTCACTGACTGATGGATGGCGCGCGCCGCCTCTTCTGGATCGCGACTGTAACCCTCGACTTCGAGCTCGACGCCCATGTATCGATTGAACTGCCGACACCAGTCATCCGCTCGAAACTCGAACGCACCCTTGGAAGAGTGGTAGCCCTGAATAACTCGACGCTCTCGGATGTAATCGACGTGCATGTATATCTCGCGATCATCGTCATATTCAAAATCGTCCGCATCCTGATGAATCAGACACCGATCCCCGTCCTGATCGATAGCGGGTCGGCTGCTGTCACAGTGCACCCATGCGTCGTGATACTCCGACCACGTGTAGCTGTTGTCCTGGCATGACTCACAGACGAGCTCGCCGCCGTACGCATCAGCGAGATCGCCCACCGGGAACGACTCGCCGCAGCACTCGCACCCAGAGAAGGAGCCCCACTCGGACAGGCGATCGACCGCATAACTGCGATCGTCCTCGACGAACTCCCAACGATAGAACAGGCGCGAGGCCTCGTGACTACTGACCACGTAATCGAGCGACGCCAGATGCCACTCGAGAGAGGGCGAATAGATGCCCTCCTCTTCAGTAAGCCCAACCACCCGAGTAAGGAACGACCACGGGGTCGAACTGCTAGAACGATGCGCTGCCTCACACAACCCGGCGAACCACTGCATGCGCTGCCGGAATTGACGGTAACCGCCGAGAGTATTCAGCGGCTTGACGAGCCGATCAGCGATCCGCTGTGCGACTACCTCCCGGCGATCTGAATCGGCAAAAACGGCTTGAAAATAGGGCGTTTCGAAAATGTTCGACATTTTGAACCTCTTTCTAACTTTCTATGGGGCAAATCGCCCCGCCGCCGATCATAGCAAAAAGAAAGGGCGAGACAACAGCCCCGCCCCCTCTTTTCTTCGAACGCCTCGATGCTCGATCAGACTACATCGAGCAGCGCTCCCGCCGTCTCTTCAAACTGGACACGCTCGGCCGTCCACGGAATCGAGCGCGCATAGGCTGTCGCACCAGTCACCGCATCGAACACCGATTCGATTGGCCGTCCCTCCTCTTCAAGATGTACCGCCGCGATACGCTCGCCGATACGAGCCCCGAACCGACCCGCCAAAAACTGCTCGACCTTATCCAGCTTCGACGACTGTGCAGATCGCAGCACTGTTGTGATGTTCGACGAGCTCGCGCGCGAGTATTCAAGCAGTGCAGGAGCCGCCTCCTCGATGAACCGATCCGGAGCACTGGCAGTGTGACGGATCGAGATGCTCTCCAACTCATGCGCGCCCCAGACAATCCGATTTTTGCAAACGTAATCGAATAGGAATGTTTTGATTTTCAGAGCACCCGCGCCGACTTCCGAATTTGTGACAAAGAACCCACGCGCGAGCGCGCCCGTTTTGCCGTCACGCCTGTTAGGTAACTCGATCCGATTCTGCTCATCGGCAAGGAACACGAACATGTCACGATCACTCGCAAACAATGTCGTGTTGTCTCGCGTGACTTCTGCAAGGCCTTTTCCAAACTCTCCCGGCACTCGAAAGTCACCAGTCACACCATCACCAAATCGATCCTCGAGGGCGCGCACTACATCCGAGTTCCAGATGCGACCATATCGCGCACCAGTGGCCGCGCGGACTTCGAGGGCTTTCTGGTTTTCGCCCGTGTACAACATCCCAACATCGGCCGCATCTCGCTCAACCTTCAAACCATAATTGAGGCAATCGGCAACAAGCGGAGCCGGTAACGTCCGCAGATAACTAGCCGGTGCTCCCGACAGGCTCGCCAACTGGCCGAACGCCCAATTTGACGGAGCTGCCGTCCTGCCGTTGGAGTCTTGGATCAAAATGCCGCGAGAGTATCCGCGCTCGTCATTGACTGGAACGGCCGTGAGACTGCGAGAGCTTACGACCGAGGCATGCGACAACTCGCGCACCTGTTCGAGCATGGCGCGCATGGCCGGTAATGACGTGAACCGCTCTTCTGGTGGACGTGTTGCCCACTGCCGCGAGGCATCCATTAACGTCGTCATATTAGTTTGCCTCCTGCTTCGATCGCATCCACGCTTCGAGAACGACGCGCGCCTCATGCTTCGAGAGCATGAAAGCATCCGCGAGTATCGGCGCCGCGCCGAACATGTTGACGCTGCCGCCTTCCCTCAAAGAATCCAAAAACCGGAACGCTGCGGGAGCGATCGCCGGCCTGTTACTTACTAACTCGGACATTTTGACTTTCTCCTGTATATGCCACCAATGGGTGGTGGACTTTCTAAAATACGCTCATCCTTCGGCCTGTCAACTACCCGCCCAAAATCTTATGGATGAGCCAGTAGCCGAACAGCTTAAAAACGGTTTTGAAAAACTGCTTTTCTGCATCCCTCGGTTTTGGTGGAAGTGTGCCAGGCTTCAGAGTGGACTCGCGTCCCTCCCACCTTGGCATGGTTCCTCCTCATACTGTTCAACCAATCGACGCGCGCGGCTAACCGCCACACGACGAATGCGAATGATATCGGCCAGTGGCCGCTCGTTGCTGTCGCTGTAGTCAGGCATCGCGAGTAACTCCTTGATGGCACCGAGTAGATCGGCCGTCCGCTTGTCATGCTTTAGCAGTGTCATGGCTTCTCTTCCTCCGACTCCTCAAACGCTGCGATCACCTCATGCACCATGAGCAAAGAGATTCCTAGCGACTCGGCGATCTCCTGCTCTTTCATGCCGTCCTCATAGTACATGTCGATAATTTGTAAATCCGTCCAGTTCATGCGGCCTCCCCTGTGGCCTTGGCGATGACGGCGCGTAGGGTGTCAACGGCGGCAATTACGTCAGCGTCGCATTCATCCATCGGGTTTCCGTGATAGTCATATTCAAGCCGTGCGTTTTCTAGCGCGTGCAGCGCCATTTGCAGGGCGGCGAGCAAATCAGGGGTTGAAGCGTGGCGGCTCATGACTGCACCTCTTCGATGTCGTTGATGAAGTCCTCCATGTGAACAAGGCCGAACTCCGTGAAAGCCTCTTCATTTTCGTTCCACGTGGCCAGAGCAATATCACTGGCCTGCTCTTTCGAATCGGCCTCGATCTCTAACTGGTACACGGTGTGCTCTATTCGAACGAGCGAAATCCTAAACTTTTTCATGGCTGCACCTCCATAGCGCGCAGCACGCGCTCGAGCTCGGAGCAAACCTTGTAACTGTTCTCTGCTCCCGGAACTCGAAAACAAGGGGCGCTGTTCAACGCACGCAACGCAAGCCGCAATACGGCTATGACTTCTGCCTTATCCACATGAATCTCCTTTCTGCTTTCTAGCTAGGAACATTCCTAGCGTCGGCGAACCTACCCCGCCTCGATCAACTTGTCAACTGTTCATCAACTCCAGTTCGAGCATGCCCCACGGCATGCTGCCGTAGTGCCACGACGCAAGCGGGGTCGTATCCACCCCCGCACGTGCGAGCTCGAGTACCTGATCGCCACGGTACAACAGTAGTTGACCATCCTTGCTCGCTGTCTTTTTGTACGGCACAAACAAAACCAAAATGAACGTCGTGCATCCGATCTCGGCATGGCGCGCATGGAAGGCGACCTGATGGGGAGACAAACGAACGCGCCGCCCATACGTCACGACCTTCAGCTCGAGAGGGGCAAAAGTACCCGAGCGGGGCAGGGCAACCAGACAGTCCGGGAAGCCCTGATTAACCCGTGACTCAATCCGGGTAAAAAGGCAGCTTGGGAGGTTTTCTTTCAACCTCTGGTACAGCTTCGTCTCTGGCTTCGCTGGCATCCTTCGGTTCCTCTTCCAGACTCTCGGCTACCTGTTCCGGTGTGACGTCGATCACAGGGCTGCCGTTGCCGTACAGCTTCTTGATCTCCTGCAACTTTCGCATGACCTCCTCCTTGCTCATGGAGTCGATCGTACCGTGCCTGATCTCCTTGCGATCGATGTAGATCGTGCCCAAGGCCTGGCCTCGACGGTATTCAGCCTGGACAGCAGCGCCATAGGCTCCCGCCGCCAGTGCCTGGTCGCGGATCACCTGTAGGTCGCGCATGTGACGCTCGTA